AGTTTTTAGATGGGTTCGACTGGGCTAACAGTGCCGTAGTCGCGCATAACGCTAAGTTTGATTTAGCGGTGCTTAGTTGGTTGTTTAATATTAGACCTAAGAAGATAGCTGATACGCTTTCAATGGCCCGCGCTATCCACACAATCGAAGTCGGAGGTAGTTTAGCTGCCTTGAGTGAATATTATCAATTAGGGGAGAAAGGAACGGAAGTCCATAGCGCAATAGGTAAAAGACGTTTGGACTTTTCTCCCTCTGAATTAGCAGCTTACGGAGGCTATTGCATACAAGATGTAGAATTGACCGCAAAACTGTTTAAAATTTTGGCGTTTGATTTTCCGGTGTTTGAGTTAGACCTAATTGATCTTACTGTTCGGATGTTTACTGAACCTGCTTTGGTTCTGGACAAGAATGTTTTAGAAGAGCATCTTAAAGACATACAGCAGCGAAAGAAAGAACTGATGGAAAAAGTTGTACACGATGAGAAAGACCTACGCAGCAATGCAAAGTTTGCCGCTCTGCTAGCGGAGTTTGGGGTTGAAGCACCTAAGAAGATAAGCCCAACAACAGGCAAAGAGACTTTTGCTTTTGCCAAGACTGACGAAGGGTTCCGAGAGTTGCTTGAGCATGATAACCAATACGTGCAGTTACTAGCGGCAGCTAGATTAGGGGCTAAGTCTACTATTGAAGAGTCACGCACCGAGCGGTTTATCTCTATAGCTAATCGGGGTTTGTTACCTATACCCCTTAGATACTACGCTGCTCACACAGGCAGGTGGGGTGGCGACGATAAGATAAATATGCAAAACTTGCCCCGAGGTTCTGCGCTAAAGAAAGCAATGTGCGCCCCTGAAGGCTATGTCTTTATAGATTGTGATCTTTCTCAAATAGAAGCCCGAACACTTGCTTGGTTAGCGCAACAAAAAGATTTAGTGGTTGCTTTCGACAGGGGAGACGATGTTTATAAGATTATGGCCTCCTCTATATACGGCAAACCCACAGAAGACATAACTAAAGACGAAAGATTTGTCGGTAAGACTACGATCCTAGGTGCAGGGTATGGAATGGGGCCTAACAAGTTTCAGGCGCAGCTAAAGAATTTCGGCGTGGAGCTTGAATTGAAAGAATGCGAACGCATTATCCGCGTGTATCGTAAGACTTACCGCAAGATTCCGGCTCTATGGTATCAAGCTAATGACGCTCTGATAGCTATGATGCGGGGCCAATCTTCTCCACTGGGGTTGAAAGGTATACTTTCAGTCCTTGGCGCACAAGGTATTGAAATGCCTAACAAATTACTTATAAAGTATCCTAATTTGCGGAAACAGCTAGGCGAAGACAGCAAACAAGAAATGGTATACGATACACGGAGGGGTCGTGCGGTTATACCCAATAGGATATATGGGGGTAAGGTAATTGAGAACGTCTGCCAAGCCTTAGCCCGCATAGTCATTGGCGAGCAGCTTTTACGGGTAGCTAAGAAATACAAAGTAGTGATGACTGTGCATGACGCTATAGGCTGTATAGCCCCCGAAGAAGAAGCCGAAGAAGCAATGGCGTTCGTAGAGAAGGCGATGAAAGTGCGGCCTACATGGGCATTAGATTTACCTCTGGATTGCGAAGGAGGCTATGCTCGAAGTTACGGAGAGTGTTAAATAAAACCCCAGCGGGCGGTGGGTTGGTTTATTCATAGCCAAAAACACCCGCAGTGTACAAAGAGGAATGACAGCTTACAGGCACGTTCTCCGCTTTTTGTGTGCACCGGCTAGCCCACGCTACGGGCCTCAATTACAGGGGTACAAAAATATGACGACTAAACAAGATTTGCTTCAGCTTATAGAAGAAATAGATGCTGAAATAGAAGAGAACACCAAAGCGTTAAAACCGCCTACTCTTGCAGGTAGAATAGCAAAGCTAATTGCTCACGAAATAAAAACATTTAAGTTGAATAAAGAGCAAAAGAAAAAGCAACACGCTTTATGGAAACAAGAGTTAAAAGAACTACCTAAGCTGCGGGCCGCACGGGGAGTTAAAGCTAAGAAGCTACGGGCTAGAAAAGAAAAAATATTAGAAGCTCTTAGCGTTTGGATAGACGCAGGAGATGTAATAGGTAGCTACGAATGAAAGACTACAGAGTAGAGGTAAAAGTAAAAAACAACTACCTGTTTAGGCTTATGCAGTCTTACGGTCTAAACAATGCGGCTGAACTCAGTAGAGCTAGCGGATTAGCCCAAACGGCTATAGGCAAAGTACTTAATTTAAAAGCCCCGGCCCTTACTAAAAAAGGAGAAGTAACTGCACCAGTACAAACTCTTTGCGATTTCTTTGTTTGCAGCGTATACGACCTTTTCCCCCCACAACATATAAACGACCCGCTAGAAACTAACTTCGGTGCAGTAGAAGCTAACATGGAAGAATTAGCCTCTAGTAACTTACTAGCCGGTGGGACTGACCCGCTACAAATACTAAGCGACGGTGATGCGACAGACCTTTTGGCTCAAGCGGTAGGGAAACTAACTGACAGAGAGCAGCAGATAATGAACTTACGCTATGGACTAAACGAAGAGCCTCCTAAAACTTTACCCGAAATAGGAGAAATTTTAGGAGTAGGCAGCTCTAGAATTCAGCAAATAGAACAGAAAGCCTTAAGAAAACTTAGATCCCGTGCAACAGCTTCTTTAGCTTACGCACACAGCGATGAAGAAGGGGAACATACAGAAAAAAGAATAGTTGAAAATGCGATGGCTGTCGCTAGGCAAGAAGCACGACAAGTTATGCTTGAGGCGAAAAGGGCACAAGAAAGGCTAGATAGGGCAAAAGAAGTACAAAAGCGGTTAGATGAAAAGCGGTTAGAAAAGAAGCTAGAAAAAGAGCTAGGAAAAGAGCTAACACAAGAATATTGGAGGAAGGTAGATGAATGGAAAAGGAAGCAAGCGTAGACCCGCGTTCGTACCGTTGCACGAGTTCGGGGATAACTGGGCAAAAATCTTTGCGAAACCAAAACAGAAGGAGGAAGAGGATGATAACAGCAAGCGTACCGAGAGTGACGAACGAGAGCCAGACAACAACGGGCGAGACGGGCGAAATGACTAGCGCCTTAAACAGACAGACTGGCGGTAATCATTACAAGAACATGATAATCCAACCTGCCGAGTACGCAGAGAAGAACGGCTTGTCTTTGCTCGAAGGTAACGTAGTGAAATACATTTCTAGATGGAAGCTAAAGGGCGCACCGCTAGCTGACTTACTCAAGGCTAAGCATTGCATTGACCTGCTGATTGAGCTGCACGAGGTAGAATGAAAATAACTATAGAAGTAGATGGCGCTGATGCCGAAGAACTTGTAGCTATGATACAACGTGCAACCGAAGCGGTAGAGAAGCTAGAAGCTATTCTTGAGGAGTTTGAAGATGGGGAACTTCACTAATGATTATGTTTGATAAGCTTGAAGATGCGCTAGAAGAGGCTCGATGGTGCGCGGAAAACGAGCAGATGGTATATATCATCAGGCGCAAGGACGAGCGATTTAAAGTTATGCCTAAATACCGAATGCAAAAATATTACTTTCATATTGAAGTTGGTTACACGGGGCGTAAATGATTACCCCTGCTCTGATGTGCGTTGCTGTGGCAGTGTACTTTGAAGCAAGGGGTGAGCCGACCGCAGGACAAATTGCTGTAGCTCATGTAATACAAAACAGAATTGAAGACCCACGTTACCCAGACAATGCGTGTGACGTGGTTAAGCAAGGGTACTACTGGAACGGTATACCTATAAGGAACAAGTGCCAGTTTAGTTTTTATTGTGACGGTAAGTCGGACGATCCGAAGAACAAACAGGCATGGTTTAACTCGCTATACATAGCACACCTAAGCGGGTTCGTTGATGATAATACAAACGGTGCAACCCACTACCACAGTACAAAGGTGTTCCCCCAATGGGCATACAACGGCGAGATAACCACTAAGATTAACAAACACATTTTTTATACAGGTATTAACTAGTGACTACGACAAAGATAAATGTACCGACCGAAGATCAGAAAGAAAAAGAGCGAGAGGAGATAGCGCAGGATATTAAAAAATATCTAGCCAAAGGCGGCAAAGTAACAGAGTGCCCACCTCGTGCGTTTACACAAGTAGAAGGGCCGAAGAAGCGGTTCGACGGTGGACGAAACGATT